CGTAGAATTTGATTTTGAAGTAACCGGTCTGGATGTGGTGCGATCAGGTACAATGCTGGCAATCTACGGCTTACCGATCGATATGTTGAAGCAGAGTGTAAATCTGGCGGGATGCCTGGTCCGAATGAAAGCGGGTTTTGTAGCCGGGCTGCCGTTGGCAAACAAGGACCAACAGGGAGAGATCATCTACGGTGAGGTTTATCTGGCCTATGCCAACTGGATCGGCACCAACCAGACGTTGAATCTGGTAATAAATCCAACCATACGTAAAACCGATGACGGTAAACCGTTCTTTATCGAGGGGAAGGGGCGAACAGGGGAAAAGGTGGGAGATGTTATCTCCCGCGCTCTGCAAAAGGCATTTCCGAATAAGTTGATCGATTGTACTGTCAGCGACAGTCTCGTTTTGCCGGAACCGTGGAATGGAACCTACGAAGATATTGGTTCGCTGGCTATGGTCCTCCGTAGTGCTTCAATTGCAATGATGCGCGATGAGAAATACAGCGGGATTGCCATCAGTATTCTTTCCGACAGAATACGAATTTACGATAACGCGTCAGCAAAGTGGGGAGAGCCCAAAACAATTCATGCCCATGAACTAATCGGGCAGCCGACCTGGATTGCGCCGTTTACTGTCAGTTTCAAATGCCCGTTGCGGGGAGATATACGGTGTGGTGATGTCGTTAAATTGCCGGAGGGCCTTTATTCAGGCGCTGCGTCGATCGTGATGGCTAATACAACAGCCCCGAGCGTTATCTCCAAAAACTCGACCACGTTCACCGGAAAATTTCTGGTTAAGTCAGTCAGACACATCGGAGCGTATCTTACTGCCGACGGTGATGCCTGGGTGACGGTATTCGAGGCCTACGCTGAGAACTGGATGAGGGGGTAATGTCAAACGCTCAAAAATTATCGTTTCTCCGAACTTTGTCGGAAATGACGACCAGTTCGGGTAACCAGCAAGCCGAGCTGAAAGGCCGCGAATTACCCTGTCATGTAGTGGCGGTGAAAGGGCAGATTGTCACGGTTCAGTTCGACATGCTGCCGGAGGGGATCAACTTCCAGGAAATTACCATCCCCGTCGCGACGTTCCCTTATATCCGCTATCCAATACAACCGGGAGACAGGGGGGTGACAATTGCCGCCGATGTATCCCTGCGCGGCGTATCCGGGCTGGGAACAGGTATGGCTACGCTTTCGTACTCGATGTCGCTTACGCCGCTGTTTTTCGTGCCGCTGGCAAACAAAGACTGGTCTGATGAAGATCCGCGAAAAATCGTTCTGTACGGTCCGGATGGTGCGATCCTCAAAACAGAGGACGGCAGCAGTTCGGTTACCGTGGCGCCGGAAGAAATCAGTCAAAAGTCGAAGGCAATACGGCTTGAGGCTACAGATATTTTCCTGAACGGGAAAATCCACCTCAACGGTCCTATCGTTCAAGACAAAGCCCAGATGAAGGATACAACCGCTTCGCTGATTGGTCCTCTTAAGGTCGAGAAGGATGCAGTTGTTAACGGCGTGAGCGTCAGTGGTCATGATCATGATGTGGTAGGCGTTCAAAGCGGCGGCAGCACTATCACGTCGAAGAAACCAAATCCGGGTTAATGCCGGCTCACTTTAAATTACATCCATAAAGCGAAAGCCCCAACTGTTCCAGCAGTTGGGGCTTTCTGTTTCTGTCCTTGAATAAGGCAAGGAGAAATTGTGTTCGATTTTAGCAAACTGATTCGGGAGATTCGAGTTATGGCTGAAAAATTATCCACCTGGAAGTTTTTGCTCATCTGGTTGGTCTTTCTGATTCTGGCGTCTGGATATTTTGTTGGGCAGATCCGCTGGTGGTGAGGACACGATGAGAACATGGGGCCGCGTCACCGACGCGAACGGCAATAAAAAATGGGTGGCGGTGGAGTCTGACGTCAACGGCGATTTTTCCTACGGCTGGCTGACGACACTGATACAGACATTAAAGCTGGGGCTGGGAGAGTCGCCGTTTTACGCTAATTACGGTATACCGGCGCAGCAGTGCATCGTGCAGCAGATTTACCCGGACTACTATGTTAACATGATTCAGCAGCATTTTGCCGGGTATTTTGCATCGCTGGCCATCACTAAAGTAGATGGGGCTGAGAACCCCACCTACAACATCGATGTGGTGTTTTTTAACGGTACCAGTTACCGCGCACAGGTTCCGGTTTGAGGCCATGTTTTCGCTTGCCTGACAGGGGAGTTGACACTAAACTTTGCGGACTTTTAGCATGTGGCTAAAGTGAAAAGCGTGGTATATAGTCGTTAACAACGACAGAGGGACAAAGTATGGCGATAAGTTACGCATTTGCATTGGCGGCAATCACGCAGCAGGTTAATCAGATTAACGAATCGGTTAATGGCGCGTTTCTTCCGTTGATCTCAAATGCCTGCGAAATACCGCAGAGACTTAATGCTGAAGAAGCATTCAGACGTTGTACTGCGATTGCCGGGTTATCTCAGGAAGTTGAAAATACCGCAAAAGAAGGCATGCTCCATCTTGAGGCGTTCCGTAACGGACAGTTGGTCGTTGATGAGCTGCCAGACGGTTTCTTGCCGCACCTTGAAGGTCTTGCGAAGGCATGTCGGGGCGCAAAAGTTCACATCGTGGAGATGTTTTCATTCGCTGAAAAATCGCCGATGTGGCAAGGGCATTTGGGTATGCTTCGCCCACTCAAGCGTAAGTATGTGCGCGCCTTAACTGCTGTTGAAAACACTGCGATTCAACTGGCAGCGGAAGTCAGACAGAGTTTACCTGCACAGGCAGAATTCCTGCCATCACAAGTTACACGCGAAGAGGCGATTGACCTGATTTCAGCATCTCACAAGATGCTGGGCGTCAACACACCGAAATGGATGTGACATGGCGAAGGTCAGTATAACCGACAAGCTGAGTAATCTGGCTGCCGCGCACAAGTATGCGCAGATGCTGGCAAATTATCTTTCAAATGGTTCTCAATACTGGTGTTTCGGCTCGCTGGGCGGTTTCGAAAGAAACTATGATGCTATGGCAGCGAATATCAGAAAAATACACCTGAAGCTGCCTGGTGATAAGCCCTGGCCGCCAGAGGCTCCGTTAAGTGAAAGAACCTGTGATAATTTCCTCGTTTTTGCGCAACACCTATACGACGATGAGCATTATCAGATTCTCGCAATCATAAGCCCTGACGCACACCAGCGAGTGGATGCGATGCTTCCCCATCTGGTTAAACTGGCAGAGGAAAGCTTCATTGAGCTTTCCTCTGATGAGTTAGCAAGGCTGAAAACCTATGATGCCTGAACCCGCCACCAACGGCGGGTTTTGTGTTTTCAGCGGGCACTGATACCGGTTTGAGCATATCCGGCAAAAAGTCTGTCCAGCGTGATATGCCGTAGTTCTTCCTGGCGAATGACGAGCCAGCCGCATTTTTCCATCCATTGTTTAAAACTTTCAGGTGTGCAGACTACAGCATCAGTCGGTACGGTTTCGGTATAAATGACATTTCCGGCGTCGTCTAAACGGATAACGACGGTGCGAGGTGAACCGTGGATGATCTTGTTACGGTCGGGTGTTGAGTCGCGCAGCTTCTTCTCGCATTCGATGAAGTATCGGCGGATCTGCCGGCCTTTTTCGTTACGTTCGACCATCGCCAGTTCTTTGGCTGTGTCCAGGGTGAGGTGGTAGTCCTTCTTCCCTCGTCCATGACCTATTTCCCGTTTTTGGGAAATAGCTATGTAGTCCTGATTTTCAATGAATTGATACTCGGTGATTCGTTCAGTGATCCAAGTAGCAAAGCGTTTACCTACTTTGAGAAAGGCGTGCAGATCGCGAGCATTGCAGAGAAGGGTGGTTTCGTTTGAGATAGAACCGTTGAAAATGGGGATCAGTTGGGTGGTCATGATTAGTATCCTATGCGATTAGTTAGCTGAGCCACCTTAGTAGGGTGGCGGGCTTCAACTACCGCGCATAGACGGCGGAGCTTATTTCCCAAAAGGGTGTTTTATTAGGCTCTCTCGACCCGCCATTGAATGGCGCTGCCATATTACTGGCATAAAAAAGCCGCAAAGCTATCGGGTGCGGAAAACCGCTATGCGTTGTAGTGAGGAAAGTATCTATATAGTGGGCTGGAATGTCAACTTCACGGCGCGGAAGTTTGGTGTCGGGAGGTTCGAAACGGCCCAAAAGATACCGCGGACTTATTCCCCTTACGGGTGTTGTATTCGTCGCCCTCCCGACAATGATCGGGGATGTGACCGCACAGAGAAGAGGTTTCGACGCCTCATGCGCCCAATCATACTCAATTGGGCGCTGTTGTAAAATCACTATCAACCCGGAGGAAGTTGACTTCGAGTTTTTTTTAAACGTTTAAGCGCAATGATATTATCTAGCTTTTTTTGCGCAAAGTCTTTTTCATATTGAGTGATGAGAGCGACTCTATTTCCATATAGGTCACGTCGCCATTTACCCAATATGACCTTTAAAAGGTAATGTTGTCTTGTTTGATAATAAATTAAAGCTCTCCTAACTGGATATCTAAAACTCTCATGTCCCAATTCATGAATGATATCTTCAAGAATGTCATTTTTTAATGGACGGATTCCAGAACGCTCTTGACTAAATGCTTTAGGAAATCTGCAGCACAAAAAGTCAATAACATCTTTCATCATTTGTTTGTGTTTTTGGGATGTGCTCATAGTACTATTTATGTTTGATTGCCCAACACTGGCGGCTTTATAAAGTCACCAGTGCTTGAGTTTACTACATGTTTTCTTTACAAGAGTTTATTGCCTTGATATAAGCATCAGGAAATCCATTTAAGGAAAAGAATATTTTATGAGTAGGGTCTTTGCTTTCTGCTGGCGGGGTGATCCAAAAGGAAATGCTACCTTTCCCTTTTGTTTTCAATAAATCACTTACACTTAATGATTCAACTGGCGTAAAGAAATAATCCTCGCTAATAGTAGGTTTTGTTATTGAGTCCTGCTTTTTTTGCCCACTTATTTTATAGCTTATAGGAAAAAATGGAGGTAAATCCATTTGCTTATCTCCTATATACTGATTGATGGTTATTGGCCCAGGTTTGCATTGAGTCAAAGGGGATATATCAATATACATAGTTGATCTATCTTCTGGTAGATTAGATTCAACCCCAATCCTGTAAGCAATAGTAGTGGGCATAGTGAACTCCGCATAATACCACTTGCCGAATTGTTGAATATCATTGACTCGTTCTAATGTATCAACGGCATTAGCAAAGAAAGGAACTAAAAGCGAACCAATCAACATTCCCAATGATTTTCTTTTCATAACATATCCTTGAGATTAACTATGTCAGAAATACCAATTACTATGACCAGTGCGGGGGCGCAGCCTACGCCACCCAAAGAACTGCTCGCGAATCTTATCACCAGAGTTGCGGAGAAGGTACCTGGATATACAGCCAACCTTCCTGCAGGGCTTATTACTGACCTCGCCAGCACAGCGGTTGGGGCACTGGCCTTAATTGACCAGGCGCGGGTAGACCTTATTAACTCCGTCAGTCCCTACGGCGCGAATATCCCGCTGCTGCTGCAACTTGGGAATATTTACGGCCCGCAGAAGGGCGTGAGCACAAATACGGCGGTTTACGTGGTGTTTGATGCGTTACCGGGCTTCGGCATTCCGAAGGGATTCACGGTCGGCGACGGTAACTATCAGTACGCGGTTGTGCGCGATACGGTGGTACCAGAAGGCGGGCAGACTGAGCCCGTTTACTGTGTGGCCACAACGCCGGGTTCGTGGGCGGTACCAGAAGGAACAGTGACGCAGGTTATCACTTCGGTACCGAAAGACCAGCCGGTTACATGTACGAACCTGACCGCAGGCCTGCCGGGACAGAAAGAGCAAACCTGGTCCTCATATCGTGCGGAAGTGATGGAGTCCGGTATGTTCGGTGTGCAGGGAACGCCCGACTGCTTTAAAGCGATGCTCAAGGCGGTGAGTGGGGTACGCGAAAACCTGATTTCGTTCCGGCAATCATCCATTGGGAAATGGGTTGCGGTCGTCGGCGGCGGTGACCCGTATGAGGTGGCCTATGCGATATACAAAGCGGTGCCGGACATATCAAAGCTGACCAATGATGTAAGCAATCCTTCCGGCGCCGCGGTTGAGAAACGGACAGCATCAATCACAGTTTCGCCGGACGTGTATCAGGTGCCGTTTGTTATTCCGTCCTCGCAGAACGTCAGGGTATTTATCACCTGGAATACGGTATCGCCTGACTACGTGGACCCGGCGGGAATTTCGATGGCTGTGCAACAGAACGTCGCGGACTATATCAACTCGCTGGAAGTGGGGCACCCGATAAATCTGCTGCGGATACAGGACATTTTCACTTCATCGGTACGGCTGCTGGTGGACGCCACGCTGATTTCGACAATCAGTGTGAGTATCGGGATAAACGGGCAACTGGTGCCACCTGCAAAGGATACAACTCTGGTTTACGGTGACACGTATTCCTATTTTTCGACAATGGCATCACAGGTTCAGGTTAGCAAATATGCAATTTCCGACTGAGAAAATCCTCCCGGCTTATCCGTTTGTGCAGTACAGGGACGATCCGAATATCGTGGCTTTTTTTGATGCCTATAACGAAATTGCGCAGGAATATCTCGACTCGTTGAATAATCTGGCGCTGCCATGCTGGACGTCCGCCACGATAACGGGAGCGTTACTGGACTGGATAGCACTCGGAATTTATGGTGTTGAAAGACCTTTATTGCAGGTATCGGAGGAAGCAATAGCGAAAGGGGCTTACGACACCATTGAATATAACACAATACCCTATGCGGGAATGCGAAACTATGTTCCTGGTTCTGCAGCTTACGTCCCTGATGATTATTTCAAACGTATACTGACCTGGAATTTTTATAAGGCTGATGGTTCTCATTTCTGTATTGACTGGCTAAAGCGGCGCGTGGCGCGATTCATTCATGGTAAAAACGGGATTGACCCGCCATTGCAACATACATTTGATGTGAGCATCAGGGTGTCAGATAGCGTATTTACAATTCAGATACCAGATTATGGTGATGGCGTCGGTTATTTTCTTAAAGACGCGATAGACCAGAAATACGTAAAACTTCCCTTTATTTATACCTATGTTACGACGGTGATACCCAAATGATTATTGGTTTCGGAAATAATATCGTTTCAGCGCTGGCAGGGGATATTACAGCCGCGCAGACAGATATTCCTGTCATGCCGGGAACGGGGGCGAAATTCGGCCGTATTCTCACTGCCGATTACGAAAACAAATCAAACGCGCAACGTATTTACGCAAAAATCACGTTGACGGATAATAAAGAATCTGCGTTCGAAATTTGTCACCTTGTATCCGTTAGTGGTGACGTGCTGAACGTTATCAGGGGGCAGGAAGGCACGACCCCGAAAGGTTGGTTGCTTAACGATGTTGTGGCTAACTTTGCCACGCGCGGTTCAGAAAATCACTTCGTGCAGATAGCGCAACTCCAGAGCGGGCATTATGTATCCGGTATTGCTGGCGGGACGGCTAATGCGCTGACGCTGGAACTGCCCGCCACGTTCTTCGAAAACGGGGGGACTGACTGGGCGTTACGCACACCTTTAATCGTATTCCCGTCTTCAAACAATACGGGGGCGGCAACACTTCAGCTCGCGATGGGCGGTCGCGCGCTTGGGACCTTTCCGTTGTTCAAAGGCGGAAACCGGGCTGAACTATCTCCGAATGATATTGTTGCTGGTGCGCCGTTGATCTGCGTTCTCGATCAGACAAAAACATATTTCTCAGTAGTGAACCCGGGCGCAATTTACTCTGATTTCGATCTGCGTTACGTCAAAAAAGCCGGCGACACCATGACGGGTAAACTGACGCTGCCGCAGACATCAGCGTTCGGAGTGAATACGGACAACACGCTCGGTGGTAACTCAATCGTGCTTGGCGACAGCGATACCGGGATTAAACAGAGCGGAGACGGTATTTTTGATATCATCGCTGATGGTGTGCAGACGGGTCGTGTCATTTCCACAGCACTTCAGGTAAATAATCAGAGCGGTGGCTGGTTGTCCATGAAGGAGCAGCGATGCTTTGCGGGACAAAATGCCGTTACCACCAGTGCCGCATCAGCCCTCATCCGTCAGGAGCATGCAGACCATTTTTTTATTCTGGGTGGTCTGGGAAACAGTCAGTTTGGTTTTTACCGCATAGCTAAAACAAGGGCAACCAATGGAACCGATGGTCAGGCTTATCTGGGCGTTGACGGTCATTTTTATTGTTCATCTGGCCAGTTAATTCCGGGCAGTTACGCCAATTTTGACGCCCGTTACCAGGCTCGCGGAAATTTTGTTCAGGATATCAGACTTGGTTCGGTGGCAGCTTCCCCGACAGCATCGTCACAGACGACAGATGTTCCTGGAGGATGTGTCATGACGGGGGTGACGCTGGACGTATGGGGGAGTCGCGGTACGCACGTAACGCATATGCGGTACCGGCCATTACAAAAACTGATCAACGGGACCTGGTATAACGTGACGAGTATTTAATATGCTGCATCTAAAAAACATTGCTAAAGCAAATCCAAAAACAGCGGAACAATATCAACTGACCAGAAACTTCGGGGTTGAGTGGTTGTTTTCTGAGGACGGTAAAAACTGGTACGAAGAACAGAAAAACTTCGCTCCGGACACTATTAAAATTGCGTATCTGCCTTCAGGTCAGGTATTTGCAGTTGAAAAGGATGTAACGGGCCTTAACCCGGAGGGCATGAGCGTTCTTGAGCTACCTGATATTACCGCCAACCGTCGTATTGATGATTCGGGTTTCTGGTTTTATCGCGCCGGGGATATATCATACGACTACAGGTTGAAAGCGGAAGTGGAGCGCGAGGATCGCATAAAAAATGCCGGTAGTCAGATGTACGACCTTGAGCAGGATTTGTTGCTCAGCTTAATCAGTGATAGAGATAAAGAAAAACTGAAGCAGGCCCGGCTGTACGTCCGGGCGTTGCGGAACCTGGATTTAACTACCGTTACCGATAAAACCTCTTTCAATGCTATCCAGTGGCCGCAGGCGCCGGATCTTATCTGATTTAACCTTCCAGAGAAAAATTATGTCCGTACTTATATCTGGTGCGCTGATTGACGGCGCAGGCGTCCCCATGTCCGGATGCCACATTATTCTGAAATCCCGCGTGAACACGGCAGAGGTGGTGATGCGAACCGTCGCTGATGTGGTGACGGGAAATCATGGTGAATATTCGTTTGAGGCGCAGACGGGAAAGTACTGTGTATATCTTAAACAGGACTGGCGTGATGAATACAGAGTGGGTGACATTGCGGTTTACGACGACTCAAAACCAGGGACGCTGAATGACTTTCTGACAGCTCTCGATGAGGGTGATCTGAAGCCGGATATAGTGAGGCGTTTTGAAGAACTCGTTGCTCAGGCACAGCAAAGCGCCGAAGTTGCAGCGGAAAGCGCGCAGGTGGCAGGGTTGCACGTGGCTGATACGGAGAAGAACAAGAAGCGCGTGGAAGCTCTGGCTGGTGAGGTTAAGCAAAGTGCAGACTCTGTAACCGAAAACAAACAGCAGGTGGAACAACTGGCTTCAGAGGTTGCTCAGAACGCCAGTCAGGTGCAACAGGGTGTGGAAGATGTTAATAAAGGTGTTCAAAAGGCTCAACAGGCCGCACAAGATTCTGCTTCCAGCGCTGGGGCAGCGGCGAATGCCAGAGCGGAAGCTGATTCGTCAGCCGCAACAGCAAGTCAGGCGGCTCTGGATTCTGAGGCTTCAAAGGCTGATGCTGTAAACGCTGCTGATGCCGCCCATCGGTATCATAATTCCGCGTCGTTAGCTGCGACAAACGCAGAGCTGGCGGCAAATACCGCGCAGGGGCACTCGAACAACGCCGCAGAGTGGGCAAGGCAGGCAAAGGCTAATCAGGAGGCCAGTGCAGGGAGCGCGCAGGAGGCGCAGGGTTATCGTGACAGCGTTCAGCAGATAGTGGATAGCCTGAATGCAACGAATGCCACCACGACACAGAAAGGGCTCGTTCAGTTAAGCAGCGTCACGGACAGCGACAGCGAGGAGCTAGCGGCTACGCCAAAAGCGGTTAAAGCCGTTATGGAAGAGGTACAGACCAGAGCGCCGCTGGATAGTCCGGCGTTTTCAGGTACACCTACGTCACCAACGCCTGATTTAACTGCGACAGGCCGGGAAGTGGCAAATGCTGCTTTTGTTCGTGCGTTGATATCCGCGCTTGTTGACTCATCCCCCGAAGCCCTGGACACGCTGAACGAACTGGCCGCTGCACTTGGCAATGACCCGAATTTTGCAACAACAGTCACTAACGCACTGGCGGGGAAACAGCCGCTGAATGATATTCTGACGTCTTTATCAGGGCTGGTTACAGCCGGTAATAAGTTACCTTATTTCAGTGACAAAAACGTATTGGCGCTTGCAAACCTGACGGCGGTCGGACGTGTCCTGATAGGACAGAACTCGCGGAGTGAAGTACTTCAGTACCTTGGAATAACGGACATGCTTTCTTCCACAACCGGTAATTTGTGGGGTAGTCCTGGAGTTGGCGGGCTTATCATGGCTGCATACTGTGGTGAATCCGATGATGACAATAACAGAAAATTGATTAGGGGGAACATAGTACCGGGCTCGCGGTTGGGCATGATTACCCTTTCAGGCTCATACAGCACAACTGGTACATACGTATCCACTCCACGGCTTTCTGTTGTTACACCTAATAAATATCCACAGGCTGGTACTTTCATGGCGTTATCGGGGAATACACAAAGCACAGGCGAGAAAGATAGTGCCATGGTTGGTTTATTTATTCGGATTGCATGAGGTTTGAATGAATATCAAAGAAATAAAAAATGCCCGCTATCTGGAAAGCGGTGTGATTGACTGTGAGGTGTTATTTGAAGGTGAAACGGAGTTCGTCCCCTATACCGCCATTCGGGAAGATACCGCAGCGACGGGCCAGCAAATCTGGCAGGAACTACAAAGCGGCAAATGGGGCGAGATAGCCTCGTTCACCGTCACCCAGGAAATGCTGGAAGCGGCAAAAGCAGCAAAGCGACAGGAAATAGAAGCTTGGCGCGCAGAACAGGAGGCGCAACCATTCACCTTTGAATGGATGGGGCGAATATGGAATGGCGGCCCTGATTCGCTCGCGCGTCTTTCTCCGATTTCAATAGCGTCAAGATCAGAGGGGGCAAGGGGCGGATTTTCCTGGGGCGATGCCAGTAATGTTTCAGTGCCGTTGACATTCGTTCAGTTGGAAGGATTGCTGGCCGCTATGGTGAATGAGCAAATCAGAAGGAGTAGCGAGATATACATACGACAGCGGGAGATGAAAGATGCGTTAAATGCACTGGAAGATTTGTTCTCAATACGAGCGTTTAAGATTGGGCAATAGACAGATAGCTTTTGGGACGCAATTATGAAGCCCCGGTGGTCTGGAACCTTCGGGGCTATTCTCTGTCATGAAGGGCGGGAAGCATGTTAAATTGGTGCTAACCCGAATTTAGCTCTTGCTCGATTACATGCTTCATTAATTTTACCGTTTTCTCCCGACATAGCGAACTCTCTACATGTGGACGAGCGATTTGCATATATCGTACACCAGGCGTTTTGGCCTGGTGTACCAGCCAAAGCAATACAACGGGGATTCGTCTGGTTGGTTCCGCTCATGCACCTGTGATAGGGAGATATTTTCTCAGTAAGATTGGATGGAATGCTTCCGCCGGCATCATCAGCTTCGGCCCAATAAAAGGATACGCGAAAAAAAGCACAACATGCTCCGCAAGTCATGCACGGATTCAGAATGCTCATAAACTCACCTGCATCATGTCTATTTATTGATTCAAGCGGCAGATAAGTTAGATTAAGATTTTTTATGAATCAAGTCACAGCATAGTTCAGGTTGAGGCAGAGAAAAATGGGGCAAATTTGGGGCAAAACGGCTTAAAAGGGGCAAAATTTGGGCATGAAAAATGTAGTTTATTGTTGCATATTGTAGTAGATGTGAGATTGTATTTTACTGAAAAACAAAGAAAACACTTTAAAATCTGAAAGTTGTGATCCTGCGTCTAGTTTATTCAGGTTGTACTGTTCTTTCTTCGTCGCTTGTTGATTTTCTAACATTATTTACTGTCTCGAACACCGGAAAGGGGCATGTCACGACACGCGTATCACCGTGCCAGTTTTGCGTTTCGCCTGGCAGTCTGCTCGTCGTCAATACGTCGATTCAGGCTACGTCAATTTCATATACCACCTGCGTGCGTTTCATGCCCCATCGGGTTTGCAATAAAAGACGTGAACGCTTCGGTTGAGCGAAGCCTACAGGCAAAAGTATGTCGCGTATGGTACGGATTACGGCGACGAATACCAGCACCTTTTACACGTCCGACGGTAAACGGCTTAAACTTACTTCTGAATTCTGGTCAGGCAATGATTTTCTGTCACTGGTGCGACGCTGACGATGATTAGCCTGGTCACGGTGCGACAGAATCAGGGCATTACGGAGCCCGCAAAAAGTCAATACGCCATTCTGGAGCGTAATGATCATATTTCCGTTATTCCTGATGAAAGCTAAGGAGAAGAAGGATGAATGAAGCAGCCTATAACGAAGCGAAAACCACCGGCGAACTCACGAAACAGCTAGCCAATGTGTTCATTGACCGAGGATTATCGTTAACCACCGCTGAGTCCTGCACCGGCGGTAATCTGGCGACGGCACTCTGTGCGGAATCCGATACCGCCGCCTTTTATGATATTGGCGTTATTACCTTTAGTGACAGGGCGAAGCAGACACTGCTCGGCGTACAGGCCAGTACGCTGGAAAAATATACCGCAGTGAGTGAACAGACGGTCAAAGAGATGTCCACGGGCATACGCGAGCGTGCCGGGACCGATATCAGCATTGCCATCAGTGGGTACGCCGGTCCGGACGGTGGGGAAGACGGAACGCCCGCCGGAACGGTCTGGTTTGCGTGGAATCTCCGCGGGGAGGTTGTCACAAAGCGCGAGCTTTTTTCTGGTGAGTGTCAGGATGTTATCGAAAAAGCAGTCCGTTTCAGCCTTGCAGTACTCCTGGAAGAGATCTCTGCCTGGGAGGGGCGTTGACCCCAGTGATCAATACGCTCTGCGATCTGACGCTCAATGATAGCCTTCACCCCCGGAAACCTTGCCACGGAAAACAAAGTAGCTCCAGGTGGTGTACATCAAAATGACCGGGATAATCAGCAGGGTTCCCACCAGCATAAACCGTTGGCTGGCAGGCGGTGCTGCCGCCTCCCACAGCGTGATATGCGGTGGGATAATATGCGGCCATAAGCTGATGCCCAGCCCGCTGAAGCCGAGGAAAATCAAACCCAGCGTCAGAATAAAGGGTCGCGCATGGCTGTTCATCTCTGCGCTCAGTCGCCAAATCCACAGGCTCAATACCAGCACAAGAATGGGCACCGGGACAAACCAGAAGAAATTGGGCAGGGTAAACCACCGTTCGGCGATAGCGGGCCAGCCGAGCGGCGTCCAGACGCTCACCACCGCAATAACCCCCAACAGGGCGAGGAGGACTTTACGGGTCAGGACGCGCATTCGCGCTTGCAGCGAACCCTCGCTTTTCATAATCAGCCAACTGGTGCCGAGCAGCAGATAGGCGACGATCAGGCCGACGCCGCAAAAGAGGTTGAAGGGGGTGAGCCAGTCCAGTGCTGAGCCGGCAAAACGGCGTTCTGTCACCTCGAAGCCGTTAATCACCGCTCCCACCACAATGCCCTGGCTGAATGTCGCGAGCAGCGAACCGCCGGCAAAGGCGTAATCCCAGAATGGTCGGTGGGAAGGGGTCGCCTTAAAGCGAAACTCAAAGGCCACACCACGAAAAATCAGGCCGATGAGCATCATTGTCAGCGGAATCGCCAGTGCGTCGGTGATCACCGCATAGGCCAGCGGGAACGCGCCAAAGAGGCCCGCGCCGCCGAGCACCAGCCAGGTCTCATTACCGTCCCAGACGGGTGCCACGCTGTTTACCATTACGTCACGCTCACCAGCGTCGTGAACCACGCTGAACAACATCCCAATACCCAGATCGAAACCATCCATCACGATGTACATCAGCGTGGCAAAGATAATGATGACAAACCACATTACGGTGATATCGATACCCATTACGCCTTCTCCTCTTCATCCGTCACCGGTTCTGCCGCCGAGAGGGGGCGAGCCGGGGTGCCATCCGTTTGTGACGTCAGTTCACTGACAGGTTGCGGACCTTTGCGAATGAGCCTGAAAATGTAGTAATAGCCCACGCCAAAAACAGCACAGTAGACGATGATAAAGACCAGCAAGCTGATGACCATTTGCATCGTGCTGTGTAATGACACCGCATCGCGGGTGCGTAAGAATCCGTAGATCACCCACGGTTGACGTCCTGCTTCCGTCGTGACCCAACCCGCCAACAGCGCCAGTAGTCCGGCAGGGCCCATTCCCAGCGCAAACCACAGGAACGGGCGAGACTGATACAGGCGCTGGCGCCAGCGCAGCCAGACGCTACAGAGACCCAGCGCAATCATGAGTAAACCTATGCCTACCATGATACGAAACGACCAGAAGACAACAGGGGAGTTAGGGCGATCTTCTTTGGGATAATCCTTCAGCGCAGGAACCTGTTTATCCAGACTGTGGGTCAGGATTAAACTACCCAGCGCCGGGATCTCCAGACCGTATTTTGTGCGCTCCTCTTCCATGTCCGGCATCCCAAACAGCAAGAGCGGTGTAGCCTCGCCGGGCGCGTTTTCCCAGTGGCCTTCGATAGCGGCAATTTTTACCGGCTGATGCTCAAGGGTATTGAGACCGTGCATATCGCCGACCACCGCCTGAATCGGCGCGACGATTAACGCCATCCACATCGCCATGGAAAACATTTTGCGGATGGCCGGCGTGTCGTTGCCGCGAAGTAAATGCCAGGCGGCAGAGGCTCCCACAAACATCGCGCTACTCAGGAAGGCGGCGATCGACATATGGAACAGACGATACGGAAAGGAGGGGTTGAAAATGATCGCCATCCAGTCCTGCGGGATCACATGACCGTTTTCAATGCTGAAACCTTGCGGCGTCTGCATCCAGCTGTTTGACGCGAGGATCCAGAAAGTGGACATCAGCGTTCCCAGTGCCACCATGCAGGTGGTGAAAAAATGCAGCGCTGGAGAAACTCTGTTCCAGCCAAACAGCATCACGCCCAGAAAACCCGCCTCCAGGAAGAAGGCGGTGAGCACTTCGTAAAGCAGCAGTGGGCCGGTAATACTGCCGGCAAACTGGGAAAAGCCGCTCCAGTTTGTGCCGAACTGGTAGGCCATCACCAGACCGGAAACGACGCCCATGCCAAAATTGACGGCAAAGATTTTTAGCCAGAAGTTGTAAAGCGAACGCCAGAGGTTGTTGTGCGTGCGCAGCCACATTCCTTCCAGTACCACCAGATAGCTGGCCAGCCCAATGGTAATCGCCGGGAAAAGAATGTGAAAAGAGACAGTGAAGGCGAACTGAAAACGGGCCAGATGAAAAGCATCAAGTTCAGGCACGGTATGCTACCCCATGACAAAGCGCTGCCATAAGCAGAGCGCAACAAAACTGTTTTTTCTTACCAACCAATAACCTCGGGCGCGGTTATCGTTTCTCCGCACTTCTATTGATATTACCGACCGCCAGGTCAGTTAATTTCAAATCGGTTTCTTTTTCTTCTTCAAGCGTTTGCGCCAGAAGTTTTACCGCGGCGGGATAGCCCAACTGTTCGGCGAGGGTTGCCAGCGTGCCGTAACTGGCAATTTCATAGTGCTCAACTTTTTGGGCGGCCGCAATTAATGCAGCATCGCGAATTTCATTTTTTTCTGTACTTTCGATGACCTCATTGGCTTCTTCAATTAAGCCTTCCATCGCCACGCATTTCATGCGTTTAATCTTAATCTTCGGTTCCTGTTCGATTATCTGGTCTATACGCGCAATTTGCCCTTGAGTTTCTTCCAGGTGCGCATTAAACGCGGCGCTGAGTTTTTCGTCAGAGGCCGCGCGGGCCAGTTTCGCCAGACCACGGGTTAATTGTTTTTCCGCGCTATAGGTGTCTGAAAGTAAATGGATGAAAACATCCTCGAGCGTTTTCATATTCATAACATCCTCTCCCGGTTCAGAAAAAATAACTGCGAGTCTACAGACAGACCCGCAGGACACTTTATTTATTAAAGGCTAAAGCAGTCTTAAAATCAGGAGTTATCAGACTTACGTCCGCCACTATGGCTGTTCTGACCGCCTTTTTTTCCTGCTTCGGATGCACGCTGCGGATCGTTTTTGAAGTTCCCGCCGCTGTGCTGACCGCCTTTTTTACCCGCTTCAGATGCTTTATCACGGTCTTCTGCGAAATTACCGGAACCACCACGATGCTCTGCCATATCTCACCTCTTGTATATCGGTTATGTCAGTCAGATACAAAAATGTAATTTGTATCCGTCGTTGTTCAGGGCTTAAAGTTAGCGGCTATCCGCGAGGAGTCAAATTTCCAAAAAAAATCAGAAAAAATTGACGGGTTACTTTTCAATATATTATCGAAAACACCCGCCTCGCTTATTTTATGGGGGTTTTGTAAATGTTGGTATGTAACTGTCTGAGCGCAGGGCGATTAAAAAAATAGTCTTCAGAATAAAACAGTATTCATTAAGAGGCGGCGTTTGAATGACCGAAAATTAATCACTCAGACGGCATTGAGAACCTTCTCGCCAATTTTGTTCTACGCTTAAAAGTCCGTAGGAAAAATAACGAGAGGTAAACGCATGGCTGACCAGAATAATCAAAAGCAGATCACCAATAAAACGCATTCTGAGCATTTTCCGGCTCCGCCATTTCCGCACCAAAAACAACCTTTTCCAGGACTTGCCAGTAAAATGCAGCCTCGTCCCGATCATGGCGAAGAGAGCTATCAAGGGAGCGGCAGGCTTAACGGCAAGAAAGTCTTAATCACCGGGGGCGATTCCGGTATTGGTCGCGCGGTGGCGATTGCTTATGCGCGGGAAGGTGCCGATGTGGCAATTAATTATTTACCTGATGAAGAAGAAGATGCCCGTGAAGTGGTTGAACTGATTCAAAAAGCAGGCAGGAACGTGGCCGCGATTCCGGGTGATATCCGCGATGAAACCTTCTGCCAGACGCTGGTTAACCAGGCGGTAGATGCGTTAGGTGGGCTGGATATCCTGGTGAATAACGCGGGGCGCCAGCAATTCTGTGAGTCAATTGACGATCTCACTACCGAAGCGTTTGATGCCACGTTCAAGACCAATGTTTACGCGACATTCTGGATTACGAAGGCTGCACTTCGTCATCTCACATCGGGCAGTGTGATCATTAACACCACCTCAGTCCAGGCGTACGAACCGAGCGATATCCTGTTGGATTATGCGCAAACCAAAGCGGCGATCGCCGTCTTCACCAAATCGCTGGCGAAACAACTGGCACCGAAGGGGATTCGGGTTAACGCCGTCGCGCCGGGTCCCTACTGGACGGTGTTGCAGTGCTGCGGAGGTCAGCCACAGGAAAAAATCGAGAAATTTGGCGCGCAGTCCCCGCTTGGCCGACCCGGTCAACCGGCGGAGATCGCACCGCTGTATGTCACGCTGGCGGCACCAGAGAACAGCTACACGTCCGGTCAGGTCTGGTGTTCAGACGGTGGCACCGGGACCTTATAACGCGCGGTTTGCCAGCCAATGACGACAGGAGAAATGTGAATGAAAGCACTCACTTATCATGGCCCGCATCACGTTAGCGTTGATTCTGTGCCCGATCCGGGCCTTGAGGCGCCGGACGATATTATTCTTCGCGTGACCGCCACCGCCATTTGCGGATCGGATTTGCATCTTTACCGCGGCAAAATCCCTGGTACGCATCATGGCGATATTTTTGGTCATGAGTTTATGGGCGAAGTGGTGGAGACCGGTCCGGAGGTGACGGCAGTCAGTAAAGGCGATCGGGTGGTGATACCTTTTGTCATCGCCTGTGGTGAATGCTTTTTCTGTCATCTGCATCAATATGCCGCCTGCGAAAATACCAACAGCGGTAAAGGTGCAGCCCTGAACCGTAAAAACATCACGCCGCCCGCCGCGCTGTTTGGCTACAGCGATCTCTACGGCGGGATCCCTGGCGGGCAGGCAGAATTTGTCCGCGTCCCGAAGGCGAATGCCGGCCCCTTCAAAGTGCCGGATACATTGCCGGATGAAAAGGTGCTTTTTCTGTCAGATATTTTGCCAACAGCGTGGCAAGCGGTGAAGAATGCCGACATCAGGCAGGGTTCAAGCGTGGCTATCTTTGGCGCGGGCCCGGTGGGTTTACTCTGCGCCGCCTGTGCCCGGCTGAACGGTGCGGAGCATATTTTTATCATTGATCATAACGACTACCGGCTCGAGTTTGCGCATCAGCGTTACGGCGCGATCCCGATTAATTTTGATAAAAACGACGACCCGGCAGAATGGATCATTGATAACACGCCCGGACATCGCGGTGTGGATGCGGTGATTGATGCTGTCGGTTTTGAGGCGAAGGGCAGTCTGACAGAAACCGTACTGAGCACGTTGAAAATTGAAGGCAGCAGCGGTAAAGCGCTCCGGCAATGTATCGCCGCTGTGCGCCGTGGTGGGGTCGTCAGCGTCCCTGGCGTGTATGCCGGTTTTATTCATGGATTCATGTTTGGTGATGCCTTTGACAAAGGACTGACCTTCAAAATGGGTCAGACCCACGTGCATGCTTATCTGCCGGATCTGCTTAGTCTCATTGAACAGGGGCTACTGACACCGGAAGAAATCGTGACTCACCATATGCCACTCGAAGAGGCCGCGCGGGGTTACGAAATATTTGAAAAGCGTGAAGAGGCGTGTCGAAAAGTGATTCTGGTGCCTGGTCTGACGCAAGAAAAGGCCACCGTCTGAGGCGTGGATTGATCAGCAACACCGGTTATGGCACAACGAAAAGCCCGCAGCGATGTGCGGGCTGAAAATGTTAGCGTACGACCAGAACGGAACACTCTGCATGGCGTACCACGGCAGCGGCGTTCGACCCTAACAGATAGGTGGTAATGTCCGGACGGTGGGATGCGATAATCACCATATCCGCAGGCAGTGTTTTCGCCATTTCCAGAATCTTATCTTTTGGCGAGCCTTCAACGACATGGATCTGCACTCTGTCCGACGGGATAGTGAACTTCTTGATAATCTCTTCCAGTTGAGATTTCGCTTCGGCTTTCAGATCGTCCATGGCAGGCAACTCCGCAGAGTAGGCCAGGCCCAGTGCAGAATAGTAAGGCAGAGACGGAATGACGGTCAGGAAATGAACCTGAGCATCGTCAATTTTCGCCTCGGCTTCGACATGATTAATCACACGTTGAGTTAATTCTGAGTCTGAAATATCGATAGGTACAAGAATTGTTCTGTTCATTAAACCTCCTGTTTGAGTATCCCTATAAAGTGTAACGTCTTATCACCGATTCAGTACAATGACAAAGATCACAATTCAACATTATTTGCTTTTGATTTCCGGGTACTTTCCCTTAATAACCCCGTCATAAAATCGGCCTTTTGAGACCACAGAAAGAAAATTTCGGTATATATGCGCAGGAACTCCGCGATATTGCAGAACACCGGTCTGGTAGAAACGAATTTCAAGCGTCGAGGATTTCTCGTCATAGCCGACGGAGGCAATTCGTGATGATTTTACAGGCTGATGGTTCATGGTGGCATCCTCGACGGCAGGTCATACCATGAATATATCATTTAACCCACGGGGATTTTAGTCTTCGTGATATCGCATTTTGTTATAGGCAAAACGAATGGGTTATGACGGTGAGGGAAAGGGCAGAAGCCCGCCGTTACCAGCGGGCAGAAGGGTTTAGAACTGATAGACCATACCGAGTGCGACGACGTCATCGGTATTAATATTGTTACGAGAATAGAAGTTGTCGTCGTTATCCAGCAGGTTGATTTTATAATCAACGTAGGTGGACATGTTTTTGTTGAAGTAGTAAGTCGCGCCAACATCCGCGTATTTCACCAGATCTTTGCTGTCGTCATTGCCCTGACCGGTCAGATCTTTACCTTTTGACATCAGGAAGGACACCGCCGGACGCAGACCGAAGTCGAACTGGTATTGCGCCGTCACTTCAAAGTTCTGGGTTTTGTTTGCTACGCCGTCATCACCGTACGGGGTCATGTTACGGGTTTCAGAGTACATGGTAGCCAGATAAATGTTGTTAGCGTCATATTTCAGACCCGCTGTCCAGGCATCTGCCTTATCGCCACCCGCGACGCGGCCACCCGCATTGACTTGCTCGTTGGTACGGTCGGAGGTGGTGTAGGCTGCACCGAAGCTAACGCCCATTCCGAAGTCATAGGTCGACGAGATACCGAAACCGTCGCCGTTGGAGTTCTGGACAGTACGATCGCCGCCGTTGCCAGTACCTTCCTGCTCATTGGTGATTTGATCTTCGTTGGCACCCTGATACTGCAGTGCGAAGTTCAGACCGTTAACCAGACCGAAGAAGTCCGTGTTACGGTAAGTGGCAACACCGTTGGTGCGACCTACCATAAAGTTATCGGAATAGGTGTAGGAGTCGCCGCCGAATTCAGGCAGCATATCGGTCCAGCCTTCCACGTCATACATCACGCCGTAGTTACGACCGTAGTCGAATGAACCGTATTCACCAAATTTCAGGCCAGCAAAAGCAAGACGCGTGAAGCTGTTGCCGTGGTCGCCTTCGGTGGTGTTGGCGTTAACCTGATATTCCCACTGACCGTAACCGGTCAGTTGATCATTAATTTGTGTTTCACCTTTAAAGCCCATACGAACATAAGTTTGATCGCCATCACTGTTGGCATTATCAGAGAAATAATGCAGACCATCAACTTTGCCATAAAGATCTAATTTGTTGCCGTCTTTATTATAAACTTCAGCAGCATGTGCTGCGCCTGCTGCTAACAGGGCAGGGATGACAAGGGCCAGTACTTTTCTTTTCATCGCAGTAATCCTTTAGTTTTATATTTAGCTTTCACTCCCTCTGTTGGGGAGTAAAAACATGCTAAAGGAGAAGTTCCGTAAAGAGATAAGTATCAATTGTTACGTCTTAAGTGAAACCTTAAATAAATAATTCCATCGAAATGACAATAATTGGTGTGAATATAATTGCATAAAGCATATAAAATAAAAATTATACAAAATAAAAATTATACAAAATAGATCCAGTGCGATATTCTTCGTTCGTTTTATGCCTTTATTGTCACATACTGCTTTTTTGTTGGTCCAATGCAACGCGTACTGATTTGCCGACAAAGAAATTGACAAGCCCGAACAGATGTTCGGGCTTTTTTTTTGGCCGACGTGAACCCTCCGATCAGTCAGTACTGGTCTTCTCCGCTTTACCGGCCAGTTGCGCCAGGAAGTCATAGCGTTTTTGCAGATCGGCCGCGGCGTCCTTCCATAACTGCTCTGCCACTTCTGGTTGCTGCGCATTCAGGCGACGGAAACGCTGCTCGTTGAGTAATGTCTCTGCCAGCGCATCTGACGGCGGGCGAGAGTCCAGCGCCAGCGGCAATTTGCCCTCATCCGCACGACGTGGGTCAAAGCGGTAGAGTGGCCAGAAGCCGGTCGCCGTCAACTGACGCATCTGATCGTGACTCAGTGCGAGGTCATAGCCGTGTTCTTCACACGGGCTGTAGGCGATGATCAGCGACGGACCAGGATACGCTTCCGCTTCCTGAATCGCCTTCACGGTCTGGTTGAGTTGCGCCCCGAGCGAAATCTGTGCGACATAGACATGACCGTACATCATCATGCTGATGCCCAGATCTTTACGCGCCTTCCGTTTGCCGTGCTCACCAAATTTCGTTACCGCGCCAAGCGGTGTGGCTTTCGAGGCCTGACCGCCCGTGTTGGAGTAGCACTGCGTATCCAGCACCAGAATATTGACGTTTTCAGTCAGGCTCATTACATGATCCAGCCCGCCGAAGCCAATATCGTAGGCCCAGCCATCGCCGCCGATCAGCCAGATGGATTTTTCAACCAGCGCATCGGCGTCGGTGAGCAGTTCACGTGCGCCATCGACATCCTTCAGATGCTGACGCAGCGCGGCAACTTGCTCACGACGCACGTCAGGGGTCGCATCGGTATGTAATGCGTCGTTCAGTTCAGCCGGGATCTGGTCGGCAAACTGTTCGAGCAGACGCAGCACGCGTAAGCGATGCTGATCGACCGTCAGACGAAAGCCCAGACCGAACTCTGCGTTATCCTCAAACAGCGAGTTTGCCCATGCGGGACCGCGCCCATTGGCATCGGTTGTGTACGGTGTGGAAGGCAGGTTCCCACCGTAAATTGACGAACACCCCGTGGCGTTGGCAATCAGCATTCTGTCGCCATAGAGTTGGGTCAGTAACTTGATATACGGCGTTTCGCCACAGCCGGAACAGGCACCGGAATATTCAAACAGTGGCGTAATCAACTGAGAGGTACGAATATCGATACGTTCGAGTTTATTGCGGTCAATTTCTGGCAGACTGAGGAAAAAGTCATAATTCACTTTCTCTTCTTCGACGTGCTCAAGGCGCGACAGCATATTGATGGCCTTGATTTCCGGATTCTGACGGTCTTTCGCCGGGCACACTTCCACACACAGATTACAGCCGGTGCAGTCTTCCGGCGCGACCTGCAGAACGTATTTCTGTCCGCGCATATCGCGTGATTTCACATCCAGCGAATGCAGGCTGGCGGGAGCATTCTCCATTGCTTCCGGCGAAACCACTTTGGCACGAATAGCCGAGTGCGGGCAGGCCGCAACGCAGTGGTTACACTGAGTGCAAAGCTCCTCTTTCCAGATGGGGATCGCTTCGGCGATGTTGCGTTTCTCCCAGCGGGTGGTACCCATAGGCCAGGTGCCGTCGGGCGGTAGCGCAGAGACGGGAAGGGCATCGCCGAGCCCCGCCAGCATTGCCGCGGTCACCGTCTTCACAAAATCAGGCGCGGCGTCAGACACCACCGGAGGACGGTGGGCGCTGTGCGGATCAACCGCCTGCAGCGGCACTTCAGCAACAGACTCGCGCGCCAGCGCCAGTGCCTGCCAGTTGCGTTCCACCAGGTCCTGACCTTTGCTGCTGTAACTTTTAGCGATTGCCCCCTGAAGTTCAGCCAGCGCGCTATCGCCCGGCAGAATTTGAGTCAGATGAAAAAACGCCATCTGCATGACGGTGTTAATCCGCGCCGCCAGGCCACATTCACGGGCGATTTTCGCCGCATTAATGACGTAGAAACGCGCTTTCTTCTGGTTCAGTACTGCCTGCACTTCCTGTGGCAAGCGTGACCAGACCTCATCTGCGGGATACGGCGTATTCAGCAGGAAAATACCACCAGGCTTCAGTCGTTCAGCCATCTGGTATTTATCGATAAACTGCAGCTGGTGACAGCCGACAAAATCGGCCTGTGAGATCAGGTAAGCAGAGCGGATCGGCTGTTCACAGATCGGAAGAGCACACGTCTGAACTCCAGTCACATCACGATCTCGTATGCCG